GAAGCAGGTGGATTAAATATTCTTTGATCCCATGATACTGTGTCTTCATTCCACTCATAAGTATTGCCATCACTTGGATAAGCAACAGGTGGATCCCAACAACAAGAAGTTTCATTAAACACAAAAGATGCATAAGGTTTTATTGGTATAAAGGCATCTCTTGTAACATCAAAAGTCATACCTTTTCCTGCGTAATTTTTTCTAAAAGGAGTTCCACCATATTTATGAACTCCTGCTGAAGTATTATAAGAACATTGTTTCCAATTTGTGTAAACACCAAATAAACCTTTTAAAAAATCTATTCCTTTTTGCTCTACTTCATTTCCATTTTCATCTAATAATTCATTATTATGAACTACTAATATTTTTTCTACTATGTTGTTTTCATTTAATTTTGCAAAATGAGCCATATAATTATCCTTTAAGAGTCCCAGTACCCGTATATGTTAATATAGTATCTGAACCAGATGTTGCTACACTTGGAGAACCTGTAGTTACTCCTGAATAATTTGAAGTAGCTAATCTAATTATACAAAGTCCTGAACCACCGTATCCTCCGGCACCGTTTCCATAATATGATCCGCCACCACCACCAGTGTTTGCACTTCCGTCACCACCTGGATGACCGCCGTTTCCAGCTCCACCGCCACCGGGTCCTGCACTTCCGCCACTTCCGCCAGGGTGACCACCGCCACCTCCGCCGCCACCAGCTCGTGTTACTGCTGATCCTGTAATAGATGATGATGTTCCAGTTCCTCCGGCTCCTCCGGCTCCTCCATGAGGAGTAGCTCCGTTTCCACCGGTTCCTCCAGATCCACCGCCGCCGCCACATCCGCCGTAAGGATCGTTAACTCCGTTTCCTCCGTCTCTTCCTTGGTCTGCAGTTCCGGCTCCACCTGAGTTGTCAGCAGTTCTTCTTCCACCTCCACCTCCGGCTCCACCATCGATTTGTGTTCTACTTGGATCTGATGACATACCACCTCCACCGCCTATAGCGCTAAGAGTTGTTAATGCATTTCCAGCTATTGAAGAATTAACCCCACGTTCTCCAGGGTTATTAGCTCCAGTTCCACCACCACCGATCGTGATCGTGTAAGTTCCGTTTTCAAAAATTGTTATTTTACTAGCAGTTGATGAACCTCTTCCAGAAGTTTCTGAAGCGTATGAATTTATGTATCCACCGGCTCCACCTCCGCCGCCACCTTCGCTATTAAGTCCGGGAGAACCACCACCGCCACCAGCGATAATTAATTGTGCGATTTCGTAACCAGGTCCTAAAGCTACACCCCCTGACCCAAATCCTAAAATTTGATAACCAAATGCCATATTCTATTCTCCTTATGCGTCGTTAGCTGCATCAGTAGTGTAGAATATTTTAACTCCTAGTACTCTTGCATCGGCACTAAAAGTATCTCCACCTGCGTTTGCATCTCTATATAATTGAAAATAAGTTTGTTGATCTACTGCAGGAGATCCTGCAATTGTAACTGCACTACTCTCTGCTGAAACTTGTTGATCTTCTACTGTTCCTATACCAGCATCTGTAACTGTTACTGCTGTTCCGTAAGCAACGTCAATAGTGTCGTTATCTCCACATGAAACACCTTGAAACCCAAAAATACAGTCACCTGTATTAGTTGAAGCTGGTGCCCAGTATACTTGATAAGTTACTGTACCTTCATTCCATGATTTAGGAAAAGCTACTGAAAATTGTGCAAATTGATCTGTACCAGCATCAAAATCTAATACTTTCATGTCTGGTCTTAAAGCTGTTGTTTCTACTTGTGCTGCATCAGGTGGATTAGTTGTAGCTCCATACATAGCATTAGCTGGAACCCAAATAGATTCTTTACCTGCAATTTTAACTGCAGCAGTTCCTGATTTAAGAACACCTGTTCCTTTTGGATTAATATTGATATCAACATTTGTTTCACCTGTTGATGATAAAGTTGGACCAGCACCTGAAGCGGCATTTGCTAAAGTAAATTCATTAACTGCTGAACCTGTAGCTGTAAGTAAAGCTAGCTCATTTCCGTTAGTATCTAAAATTGAAGTTCCAATTTTAGGTGCTGTTAAAGTTTTGTTTGTTAAAGTTTGTGTTCCAGTAAGAGTTACATCACCATCACCAAAACCTAAAGTATAGATGTCTGGGTTAGTTCCATCATTTGCTGTAGCAAATACAGCTTGATCACCTTTATCTGTTGCTGAAAAAGTAAATGAATCTCCTGAACCAGAAGCATATTTAAACTGTACTGTGTAAGCACCGGATGTTGAATTTCTTAAAAAATAAAATGTTTGTGCATCTAAAGGAATTGTTACAACCCTAGCTCCACTAATAGAGCCTGTAAGTTCAATCATTCTGTGAGACATAGTAGCACCAGTTGATCCATCAGAAACTGTAAGAGCTGTTGGTGTTCCAGAGTCTCCAACTGCTTGAGCAGTGAATCCGCCTGAAATTTGTTCGATTATATTTAAGTTGGTGTTAGTTTTTGTTCCCCATGTACCGGCGTTTTCACCAGTTGCCATTAGTTCTACACCGAGAGCCGTATAAGTTGATGCCATAATTTTATTCTCCTAATTAGTATCTTTTTTTAATTTGTTTTGTAGTTAATGTCAATAAACATTATGTAGTATTTTTAGTCCAATTTCCTGTTTGTGTGGCAGTTGCTTTACTATAATTTCCTGTTTGTGTGGCTGTTGCTTTTTCAAATGCTATTACACTAACGCCAATTTGTGATAGACTAGCAGTTGCTGATACACCTGTCAATCCCATTACTTGATCTGTAGGATCTAATGTGCCAGTTGATGATGTTGTACTTAATCCAGTTAAACCCATTACTTGATCTACAGGGTTTAATGTTCCTGTTGCAGAAGTCATTGAAACACCAGTTAAATCTATAGTAGGATTTGCACTAATTAAAATACTTCCTACACTTGATGTAGAACTTAATCCAGTTAATCCTATTACATCCGCTGGTGATAAAGCACCTACAGATGAAGTAGAACTTAAACCGGTTAAACTTACATCTATATTAAAGTTTATACTTACAGATCCAACTGTTGATGTTGAACTTTGACCTGTTGGAACTAAGACAAGATCAGATATTGCTGTTGGTGTTCCAACTGAAGATGTTGTACTTAATCCAGTTAATCCCATTACGTCGGCAACTTCTAAATAATATTCTCCACCCCAACCAGTTGTTGCAGATCCCCAAGTTTGTTTACCCCAACTTACATCTTCTCCTGTAGCAGATTGCATTTCAAGACCAGTTAAAGAAATTGTTAAACCAGAAGCACCCCAGTTTTCTACGCCCCAACCATCTTGGCCCCAACCAGTATTAATTTCTGTTGTAATTGTAGGTGAACCTAATGAAGTTGTTGCAGAAACACCTGTTGGTGTAAATGTAGTTGCAGCTCCGTCCCAATCTGCTTCACCCCATTTTAATCTACCCCAACCTGTAGTAGATGCTGCGTATGCTAAATCACCAAGAGTTGATGTTAAACCGAAACCTGTTAGTGAAACAACAGGGCTAAAACTTTCTCCCCAAGGTTCTTGTCCCCATAAATCTCTACCCCATCCTTGTTCAGCACCAGATATAGGAACTCCAACCGCTGATGTTAATGATAAACCTGTTAATTGAGCTACTTCATCATTAGCTTGACCCCATGAACCACCTGTTCCCCAAACGTCGACACCCCAACCAGTTGTAAATGCAGAACTTATTCCCCAAAGATTTGCACTCCAGTTTCCTGCTCCCCAAAAATCAGTGTTAGGTGTGTTTGCTTGTCCACCCATTCCTGAGTGGTATTGACAATAATAATATAAAGTTGGTGCAGAAGCTGCTACTTCAATTTGTACATATGCTCCAGATTGCCCGGTTGTCCCGCTTGTAGTTACACCGGTAGTATATTCGCTTCCGCCTGAGTGTGTTCCACCACTGGTTGTTGAAAATTTAAAAGGGTGAGGACCCATTGAACTATCAGAAACATCGAATTTAAAAGTTCCACCTTCAACTAATTCTAAAGTAGGTTGTTGTACCCCGTCAATAACATATTTATTACCACTATCAGTGCTAACTACTGTTACTGTGAATGTTCGGGTTACCGACATAAGGATTTCCTCCCTATGCTATACGAAGTATCGCGTTAGATGCGTCTGCTGCTGGAAATTGAATTGTAAAAGTTCCACTAGTTACAGTTTTATTTGAACCAAATGCGATAGCACAAACTGATGGGTCACCGGATGCTGTTTCATTAAATATTAAACAACCATTAGCTGTAAAAGAAGCTGATGTAAAAGATACATCTGCAAAATCACAAACTGCAGTATCACCTGATAAAGCGGGTGTTACGTTTGTAAGTGCAATTCCTTTAGTCGTGTAACCATTTCCGTTAGCTACTTCGTTTGACGATGTGTAAGCTGTTGTTGATTTATTTAAAGTTGCTGCATCTGTGTATAATGCTAATTTAAATTCATTGGCACTTTCCGTAAAATTGTGAACTGCTTTTAAAACTTCCGTTTTGAATGTATTACAAACTGCTGATGTTATTGTCATAATTTTTTATCTCCTAATTATTGAGGCGGTGACTCGATTGGAATTCTTATTGTACCATCCGTGTAATCGTCTCGTCTTCTTCTTCCAACTTGCATTGCTGCAAACTTTTGTAGTTCTTGTTTATACTTTCCATCGTATAATGTCAACATGTCTGTTGGACCTTTTAAAAATCCATAAGCTTCGACTAAACAAGCATATAATAAGCCTTGCGGGAAATAATTACTAACATACGTGTGTGAATTACCATCTGATCCTGAACCTAATCCTACAGGCATTGCATTACCATATATATTTATTAAATAATTAGCATTTGGCGTAGGAGCCATAACTATAGAACCGGATGTAGTATCGGTCAATCCTGTTGCTCCTCCAAACATAGCATAATATTTAGGTAATCCTGTAACATCTGCTCCTGTAGCACTTCCTGCATTTCCAGTTAATTTTCCTACAAATTCACTTATAAAAGTTTGATCACGTCTTTCTAACCAAAAAGGTTGTCCTGTTCTGGATGTTGTGGAATCAAAAACTTGTACTACTCTAACAAATAGAAAACCTGCGGGAACTCTAACCGTATTAACATCTGTTGCTACTGAACCAAAATATTCTTCTCTGTCAGAATCCATAGGTAAATCAAGATTTATTCTATGTTCAGCTGCTCCAATAAACTCATCTATAATAGTTTGAGTAAATACATTAGCATCTACTTCTGTGTATGATCTAATAGCTGTTGTTAATGTTGTGTATGAATAACTTGTAAATCCGCCTGCCATAATAATTAACTCCTATCATTTAACGGTCCAATTGTACATTGAAAACCGCCTCCTGTTTCTGTGCTTGTAGCATTGGATATTAAAGAAAAAGTT